GGTAATCACAATTACCATTGGGCGAAGGCCAGGTGTGCCGTAAACCTAAAATATGATTGTGTTACGGATCCTACTCTTTTGAGTAGTTACATTATGTTATGTTAAGATCCTTGCGTCTACTCTTGGAGAATTTCGATGGCACTTGAGTGACGTAAGTTACTTTTTCTCCCTAAAATCCAAAATCCCAAAAATCCAAATTTTAGTTAATAGCAGTAGCTGTCGCAAACCGTACCCTACCCTAATTAAAACTAGACTATGCTGCGAATACTAAGAGCGGATTAAATCTGCTCGCTTAGAGAACTCTCAGGTCTTCTCTAGTATAGGTCATGTCGATATTATTATTTTTTCTTATGTCCATATTAGTATGGTTTATTTTTACCATTTTAAAGTTATTATTTGTAAATACTGATAGTGAAGTAAATATACCGAATAAAAGTAGATTTTAGAAGTTTCCATAATTTGTAATAAGTATTTTATCAATAAAAAGTAGAGTGATAAGTCTGTTAATAAAATTTTATTAATGTGCAGGTATATTGTAAAACCAAAAATAAAAACAGTTTCTTTAAGTTAGAATAAAAGTTTTTCTAAAATTTAAAAATTTATGTTTATTTTTTATTTGTCGATATCAAGTTCATTGACTGCATTTGTGTTAATAGAATAAACTTTATTTGTTGTTAAGTTTCAAATTCAAAATGAGAGATTGTAAGGTAGGCTTAGATTTCGGTACTACTTTTAGTACTGTTAGTACTCTTGTGAATAACAGTATGTATGTGTTGAGATTAGGTGATTCGGCTTACATACCAACGTGTATTGCTATCACACCTGGAGGTGAGGCCATCATAGGAGGTGCTGCAGAAGTACTTTCGGGAGATGATACACCTCACTGCTTTTTCTATGATTTGAAGAGGTGGGTTGGTGTTGATGACAATACATTCAAATTTGCTATGAATAAAATTAGACCCAAATACGTAGCAGAGTTGGTTGAAGGTGAGGTTTATTTAACCGGCATCAATAAAGGATTTTCTATAAAGCTGTCTGTTAAGCAATTAATAAAGGCTTATATAGAAACTATTGTTAGGTTGTTAGCCAGCTCATATTCTTTGAGAGTCATAGATTTAAATCAGTCTGTTCCGGCCGATTATAAGAATGCTCAGAGATTAGCTGCAAGATCGGTGTTGAAAGCGTTATCATTTCCTTGTCGTAGGATTATAAATGAACCATCAGCAGCAGCAGTCTACTGTGTGTCAAGGTATCCTAATTATAACTATTTCTTAGTTTATGATTTTGGAGGAGGTACCTTTGATGTGTCGCTCATAGGTAAATATAAGTCTTATGTCACTGTTATAGATACCGAAGGAGACTCGTTCTTAGGCGGTAGAGATATAGACAAGAGTATAGAAGACTATCTAGTGGGCAAATATAATATAAAGAAAGTCATTCCAGCTACTTATTTAGCTTTAATAAAAGAAGAGTGTAATAATACCAATAAGAGTATTTTTACGATACTGTTTGATGACGGATCTGTTCAAGTTGTGGAATTCTCTAAGAGTGAATTAGAGAAATGCGTTCGTCCATTTGTCGAAAGATCGATCAAACTTATAAATGATGTGGTGGTACGAAACAAGTTGACATCGGGAGTCATTTATATGGTTGGAGGTTCATCTCTATTACAACCAGTACAAGATATGGTGAGGTCTTACGCGTCGACTAAGGGATTAACCTTAGTTGCAGATCAAGATATGAGAAGCGCAGTGTCTTACGGTTGTTCGGTTTTGCATAAGTTGGAAGACAATAAGGAGATCGTTTATATAGATTGCAATTCGCATCCGTTATCGGACATCTCGTTCAATTGTGATCCAGAACCCATCATACGAAAACCGATGTCAATACCTTACACTCACACCGTTAAGATGCGACATGACCGTCCTTTAAAAACGATAGTGAATATATATGAAGGATCAAATCTCTTCATGCCTGAAAATGATTGGTTGATATCTTCCAATATCAATACAACAGATTTTGCTAAAGTAGGAGAAGAGTATAGTAAGGTCTACGAATATGATATTGACGGTATCATAACCCTAAAAATAAGGAATGAAGTCACTGGGAAAATGTTCACATTACCGAACTCGTTCACTAAGAGTGATAACATAAAACCCATCACTTTTAAATTAACTCAATTGTCAAACACTGATGACTTAGCGACGTTGACGTCTCTCCTAGGTTATCACGACAAAAACTTTGAGAGGTTTTACGGGTTATTTAATGTTCCAACAATATTGATCAAGGAAATAGACAAATTGGGCGGATTTAAAACTTTGTATCGTCGTCTCAAAAGTATGAATGCTAATTTTTAAAGGAGGTTGTTTTCGTTAGAGTCAATTTAATTTAAAGTGAGAAGATCAGTTAAAAGAAACTCGACAAACATAACACCAAAAGTCAGTTAAAATGTTGAATGACAGAATTGCTGTAACATGCTTTCAAACGCTACTGAAAAAGTCGAATGTTAAGCATGAAATGGAGCAAACCAACAATTATATAGTTAACAATCTTGCTGACATAAATCGTAATACGTTCCCAGCACTAGCGGGGTCGGTTAGGATTGATTTCAACTCAGATTATTATATTAGTGGTGGGCAAATAGTAGTCTCTCCCAAAGACAGTAATGCCTATGTGAAACTTTTGATCGTCTATTTGAAGTATTGCTACATAAATTACTCAGCAAAAACAAAATATCCACCTCAGAGTTTATTGGCAGTGTTAGATTACGATTCTTTCAAGGCAAAATGGGTGAAATATCTAGATAAAAGTTTAACTGATTATTTAGATGATAACAAGACCGAAGGTTGTTCATTTACAGAACAACAGGTAGTAGAAAAATATCCTCAAGTTGACTCGTTGGTCGCAAAGATATTGTATCGTGTTTGCAATTCGTTAGGTAAACTGTTGGATTTGAAAGACTTCGAAAACAAAAACATTTCCGGGTTTGAGATAAACACAGCTCAAGATTCACCTACAGTAGCTGATGACAATGAATCAAACGATTTCTTCAGGGAATGTGTGAACGATCAACGTTATTATTCATCATTATCAGGTAGTAAGTTGGGTAAGGCTAAACTGGAAGCTAACGCATATATCTTCAAAATATTACTTAAATCAGCTAGTGGAGAATTTGACATAGATAGACTGTCAAGAAATCCTTTAGCGATTAGTAAATTTATGAATTTATATACAAATCATGTTACAGACAGTGAGACCTTCAAAAGTAAATTCGAAGCTCTTAAAAGCATCAAAACTCCATTTGCTAGTTTCATAAAGAAAGCATTTGGTATAAGATTGAACTTTGAGGATAGTAAAATCTTTTACGCTCTCCCTAAAGAAAGACAATCAGATGTGTTGAGCGATGACATGATGGTAGAAAGTATAGTGAGAGATGCAGCAAGTTTCACAGTAGTTTCTGACAACAATTACTTACCTGAAAGAGTAGATAGATTCGTAACACAATTACTATTAGAATTATTTCCAAAGACTAAAGCAAGTTTTCCAAATAAAATAATGTTTGGTTTTCTTCATTATTTTGCTTTGTCTACTACTAATTCTAAGAGGTTTAATGATACTCAAGAGTCTACTATAGAGATAGAAGGTGAGACATTAAAGATATCATTAAAATTTATTACTTCATATTTGAGAAATGCCATTCAATCTCAACATCCAGATTACGCCGATAGTAATATAGTGAGACTTTGGTGTAATAAACGTAGCAACTTGGCTTTGGGTTATTTTAAGTCTAGAAACATTCAATTGTATTTATATTCAAAATATCCTAGGTTGCTTAATTATATGAGGTTTGATTATTTCAAAGGGTTAGATATGGGTAAACTAACTGATGAAGAGAGATTATCTATACAAACTCTCCGGTGCATCACGGAAGATAGGAGTGAGGGTACATTGGCTACTCACAATGATTTAAATTCATGGATACTAAGACCTTAATAGACAAGTATAACATAGAAAACTTCACTAATTACATTAACTTCATCATTAGAAATCATCAGGCAGGGAAAGGTAACTTGAGGTTTCTAGTCAATTTATTAAAAACTACAGGAGGGTCAAATTTGAAGGAGTTAGACATCAATCCAGTCGAGATCGAAAACTTCAACATTGACATTTACCTAGATTTCCTTGAGTTCTGTTTAGATTCAAAATTTATATTTTAAGATATGGATACAGATGGAGATAATGATGTGTTTGGATCGGGAAACGATACCAGGAATAATGATGATAAGAAGAAAGAGGAAATGAAACAAAACATTTCTGACAATTCTCAAATCATATCAACCAGGGATCATGAAGCTGACATCATTGGAAGTATATCGAAAGAGGATTTGTCCAAAATCGTTGTACGCGTCGACAGGCACGATGCTCTGAGTGCTAATGATGTTCAAAGTTTTAGAGAAGCTATGATAAACTTCATGCGAGACAAAGACCCCAACAGAAATCAACCTAGTGACAAATTGATTATTGCTATGGAAGTTGGAGTTTATCAAATGGTCATAAATTTGGGCACTTCGGCTAAATTGGGTAATGCTAACAATTTAGAATTTACGATAGCTTACGACCAGGAAACTAGGACATATAAGGTCGCAGATTTTGTGAATTATATGCAGTCTAGAATGAGGAACAGTCCAAATGTTGTTAGGCAATATGCAAGAGCAATGGAAAAGACAATTAACAACATAAGGAGTGCTGGAATCATAAACAGCAATGGAGTTTTGGCAGCGAAACATGGTGTGTTGGCATCTTACAGAAACTCTTACAGCGACTTTGCTGTTGGTTTTGGTAACGACACCACTGATGCTCAACTCACTTCGCTAATGTTAGCTAGAAAACAAGCATTATGCAAAGGTGAAGGTGGTTCAGTCGAGCATTACAATACTATGCAGTTAGCTAACCTTAAACATCCATGTTAGAGGCGGAATGTGATGAAGTAGAACTAACCTCCAGAGATGTCGGAGATTATTTGATGTTCAAAACGAGAATAACCGATAATTTCACTGGAGATTTAACCTTGAATATAAACACCTCGAACTTAATCAAATTCAAAACTTGTAGTTTCTTTATATGTTATGGAGACGACAAGGATAGGTATGAATTGGGTTGGACTTCAACATCTACATCTAGAAGTATTTTTCAACATTATAAGGATGGTAAATACATTCGAGATTTTAGAATACAAGATCCATTTCCAATTCTATCAGGTTCAACATTTCCAGTAGTGATTTCTAAAATAATAGCGAATAGAGTTGCCTTTCGTATGAGTAGAAGATTAAATAATGTTATTGTTGATAAGCTTAAGAATAACATTATAGAGTTTCTATTTGTAGTATATTTAGATGTGGATACTGGGAAGATTAAACCAAACACAATACTCAAAAATTTAGATTTGTCCAGTCTTTTTATCGTTTTCAGTAACAACGGAAACAATAAAATCAATCTACCATATGAGATAGAGCTACAGACTAAAGATAGAGGCATTGTTTACACAAAAATGGGTAATCCTATATCTTACAACCTCTTCAATAAGTTTGAAGATTTATTAGACATAGAAACCAAAGGTGTCGATAAACCCGAAGACAAACCCAAACCTGTGTTTGACGACAAAGGCAAGCAACCCACGGATACGGTTCCTCCTGTTGACAATGGCAAGCCCGACATAAGCAAACCTGGTGAGAAACAGGGAGACATAGATATTGCTAGCAAGTTTAATAATATAGTCATGGCAAAATTGAAAGCTCAATCTTCATCAGATCCATTGACGAAAAAGCAATGTGATCAATTGATGTTGAGTCTAATCAAATGGTTTGAAAAATTTGGAATCACAAAAGACAATGCCCGATTGCTGATATTTCAATTTGGTATATCTTTTTCGACTTCAAAAGAAAATCTTAACAATATCACTAACAATATTGTTGTAGAGAATGACAAAGGTGGGTTTGTAAAAATTTTAAAAATAGATTACTTGAACAAACTGTACGGTTCGATTCCTGAGTCGCATACTCACAATTTAGAAAGAGTTCTACTAAGACATTATGCTCAAGAAATCTTAATATTACTAAGAAGCAAAGTGTTAGAATGGCCTAGGAAATTAGCAAGAAATAAGGGCATTTTCGAACAATATGCCTACATGGCCTGTGACTTTTTCGACACCGCAGAATTAGAATTGACGGAGGCTGAGACCACAGCTTTGACGACGGTAAAGTCTTGGACTATGAACCATTATAAGAAGAAAAGACAGATAGTTAATAGTTCACAATTAGAATGAATAATTTTCCTGAAATTTTTGATGATGAATCCACATGCGACTATGATAAAGAGATAGATCACCAAGAACTATCAGATACCTTTTGGTGTTTGATGGATTTCATCTCTTCTAAACATGGGAAAAGTGTCGCTGATATAAATTCAGGGATGAATACTTTGATTAACATTAGAAAGAGCCTCAATGGAAGTGGTAAAGTTGTGTCGATAACTGATAGTTACAATAAAACTTATTTCCACAGTCAAAGAGGATTGACCAATGTTGACTCAAGGATAAACATAGATATATTGAAGATAGATTTCATTAGTATTATTGACGATCTTCAAATAATATTTAGAGGTTTAATTTACAAAGATAAAGGTTTTCTAGATAGTGCGGACTTGTTAGATTTAGATAAGAAAACAACTACTAGAAAATTTCAAGAATATTTCAATATTCTAAAAATAAAAATCATAGAGAAAATTGGAATGACAAAAACATTCCATTTCAATATAGATTTTAGAAACACGATCTCTCCTTTAGATAAGCAAAGGAAATGTTCAATTTCAAGTTCTCATAAGAAAACCAACAGATTGAACGATCTCAATAATTATATAACATATCTAAATGATAATATTGTGTTGACATTTAGATGGAAAGGAGTAGGATTCGGAGGACTATCATTAAATGATATAAAAATTTAAAACACAAGCGGGTAAGTTGGATAAGGTAATATCCGCAAGGTCGAATAGGGTTTGTATTAATCAGACTATTTGTAAATCCTTAAAAGAGACATGAACGATAATTCAATTTGATCAGAGAGTGGTGATTGAATTATTCGATGATAAATGGTTTAAAACCATTTATCATTCTAGTGTATCTCGTATACTAGACC